GACGCTTTGAGAGACCCTAAGGGATGGCCTAAGGTTTACCATTGAGTGACCCTAAGGACTGAGCCTAGACCTAAGGGGAGGCCGTTAGAGGTCGTTAGGGCCTTTGAGTGTGTCCGAGTATCCCTATCTGTTACAACCTCCTAAAGTCATTCCTAAAGCCAACTCCTAAAGTCTACACCTAAAGACACCATCGAGTAAATGCCTATCTTAAAGTGTACCTAAAGCCAACGCCTAAAGACTATCCTAAAGACCATCCCAAAGCCTACACCTAAAGATGCCTTGTTGTTAGCCATAGCGGGATAATCTTCAATCATTGTCTTTAATACAACTCACTATAGGGGGGAGACCACTTAAAGACCTTAAAGGGATTAATTTAAGATTTAACAAAAAAGAGTATTGACTTTAGGCCTAGCCTATAGGATACTTTGAGCCATCGAGAGGGACACGGCTAATAACCATCCCAATTGATACCGGAGTCAACCGGATAAGTAGACAGCCTGCTAAGTCATACGAAAAACAGGTATTGACAACACGAAGTAACATGCAATAAGATAGTCAGCGTCAACACAGCGGCGGCCCTCTGAAACGATACCGAAGGCGTCACGGCAAAGAAACCTAAGGGTTGACACGACGACAAACACGAAGTACACTGTAAGCAACTTAACGAAGACACCGAACGGCACGGTATACTGTCGGGCTCAGGATGGATTCCCTCTTGTGGGATGAAAAAGTGGGCATGGCGAAGGCACGAACTGCTACCCGCAAGTAGCTATACCCAACGCCGAACACTGAATGACTAACTCAAGGTCGTTCGCTAAGAGCGGCCTTTATGATAGTCACTCAACAAACTAACCCGAGGTAACACCAAAATGATTTTCACTAAAGAACCTGCTAACGTCTTCTATGTGCTGGTCTCTGCATTCCGCTCTAACCTCGACGACGCTGAGAATATGAGCAGACACCGCCACATGGTTAGCACTTTACGCGCCGCAGAAGGGCTTTATGGCTACATTGAGTCAACCGATTTGACCGGATGCTATCGCGAGGAAATCGCAAGCGCACCGACTGAGGAAAAAACTGTGCGTGTACGCTGCAAGGACAAGGAGCAGGCACTCAATGTCGCACGTCTAGCTTGCAATGAGTGGGAACAAGATTGTGTGCTGGTATACAACTCACAAACTCACACGGCCAGCCTGATGTACGCTAAAGGCACCGATGGGCATAAGACCGAACGTCTGGGGAGCTTCCAAGAAGTGCCTAAAGGCGCACCGCTGCAAGGCTGCTACACGATTGACGAGCTCGGTCGCCGCTGGCAAGTGCAATAAGTGGTAGACTCAAGGTCGCTCTATGCGAGTGGCCTTTATGATTACCACTTTACTTATGGGAGTAATGGATATGTTTACTATTGGTCTACTCACCGCTCTGGGTCTAGCTGTGGGTGCATCCTTTGGGCAGTCTTTGGGTGTAGCTGTGGGCTCTTACTTGGTCGCTTGTATCGCCATAGGAGTATTCCGCAAATGATGAAACACTGGGTCATGCCAATCCGTCACTCTACTGGTGCCACTGTATGCACTCCTGATGGGTTCGCAATGAAAGCACGTATCGAGCGCCTTAAGCGCGAACTCCGCACCAATCGCAAACTGAACAACATCTAACTCTGAGGTAACACACTATGGAACGCAACGCTAACGCTTATTACGAACTGCTGGCCGCTACCGTTGAGGCATTCAATGAGCGCATCCAAGAAGACCAATTGACCGAGCACCACGACTACCACGATGCTCTGCACGAAGTGGTTGACCGGATGGTTCCGCACTACTACTGGGAAATCTTCACGGTCATGGCCGCTGACGGCATCGACGTTGAGTTTGACGACGCTGGACTGATGCCAGACACCAAGGACGTTACCCGAATCCTGCAAGCTCGCATCTACGAGGCGCTATACAACGATGTGCCTAGCGATAGCGGGATTGAATGGTACGAAGGCGAGGAGGAGGAGGAGCCTGAGGAGCCTTGCCAGTGGTACGTAATCAATGACGAGGAGTCTGGCCCGCACGTTGTGGCCTATTACGACTCACTAGAGGCAGCCATTGAGGCAGCCAATGAGCGATACAACACGCTGGGCAAGCTGTGCCACGTTGAGGACGATACCAGCTCAGAAGTGCTTTACAATCCTGTTCCTACTGACGAGTGATAGCCTCAAGGTCGTTCCCAAGGAGCGGCCTTTATGATTACCACTTGAAACCTAACCATAAGGACAACCTGAAATGAACGTTAACGCAATCTCCGCCCGTGTCTCTGAAATCGCTGCTCTGGGTCTCTCTGAGTTGACCAAACGCCAGCCGATGCTGGTGGAGTTGATTGCTGACATTGTGAACCACGAAACGGAAAACGGCTATTTGACCATGAAAGAAGGCAACCGTGCGCTCACTGTGATGCCCTATTGGAACAGCCTGATGGTTTACTTGAAGGATGCTGGCTTTGAGCTGCTGGGCAATGGTCACTTTTCGGCTGCCTTTAAGCACCGCCTTCTGCCGCAAAAGGTTATCAAGGTAGGGTTCAAAAAGGAGGACTCTGGGGCCGCCTACGCTGCATTCTGCCGCATGAACCAAGGCAAGCAAGGCATCCCTACCATCCACGACATTCAACGCCACGCTGGCTGCTACACTGTTGTCCTTGACGAGCTGCGCCCACTGGTGACAACCCTATGGGGAGACGTTAACGAGAACTCCGAAGACGAAAGCGTGGTTGACCAGTTCAACACTGTGCGCGGGATTATCTCTTACGACGAGACCTTTGATGGCGGCGTTGACCCGCTAATTGACGACTTAGCAGAGACCGCAAAGGAAATCCGCAAGTTCTTCGACGGTATCGCCAGTTTCGATATGCACTCCGGTAACGCAATGGTTGACAGCAACGGGCACGTTATAATCACCGACCCCGTGTCTTTCACTGACAAGGCCGTTGACCACGCTAGGGACGACTTTATGATTGACCCTGAGGAGCTGCTTAAGGAAATCGAACAGCTTGCTGAGCTGCGAATGATTGAGCGTTGCCGTGAGCGCAAGGCTAAGCGTGACCCGAATGGTCAATTCCAGAAGTCCCGCAAGGTTCGCGCTCGTAATCGCCGCAAGTTCAACAAGATTGCCAAGAGGGGCGAGCGGGAGCTGGCGCAAGTCAAACTACAGCGTCATAACGAGATGCGTGACGAAGAGCAAGCTCGCTTAGTAATGGGGGCACACCATTGGAAAAACTGCTGGGCTCGCATGGCTAACCTTGATTTCGCCAAGCTGGAACAGCGAGTGGACGCTAACTTCCGCGAGGCTGAGCGCCAAGCAATCGCAATGGGTAAACCACTGGCAATCGATAAGATTCTCGATGGATGGTTCCAAGGTTAACATTGAGTCTTATCTTCAAGGTCACTGCGGTGGCCTTTATAGGTACGATTTACTAACACAACGAGGCACAAAATGACTGTAATCGCAATCGAAAAGAACGACTTCTCCGACGTTGAGCTGGCTGTTATCCCGTTCAACACACTGGCAGACCACTACGGTGAGAAGCTGGCCCGCGAGCAGTTGGCACTTGAGCACGAAGCCTATGAAATGGGCGAGGCTCGTTTCCGCAAGATATTCGAGCGTCAGCTTAAGGCTGGTGAGGTTGCAGATAACGCTGCCGCTAAGCCGCTGGTCGCAACCCTGCTCCCCAAGATGATTGAGCGAATCCACGCTTGGTTCGAGGAGGTTTCCGCTAAGCGTGGCAAGCGCCCGACTGCCTTTAAGTTCCTGCAAGAGGTCAAGCCTGAGGCTATCGCTTACATCACCATCAAGACCGTTCTGGGTACTCTGACCAGTGCTGAGCAAACCACTGTGCAAGCCGCTGCGTCTGCTGTTGGTCGCGCCATTGAGGACGAAGCCCGCTTTGGTCGCATCCGTGACCTTGAGGCTAAGCACTTCAAGAAGAACGTGGAGGAACAGCTTAACAAGCGTGTGGGCCACGTCTACAAGAAGGCTTTCCTGCAAGTGGTTGAGGCGGATATGCTGAGCAAGGGCCTGATGGGCGGTGAAGCGTGGTCTAGCTGGCACAAAGAAGACTCCATTCATGTTGGTGTGCGTTGCATCGAAATGCTCATTGAGGCAACAGGTCTTGTTGTCCTTGAGCGTCAAAACGCTGGCGTTGTGGGCGCTGATGCTGAGACCCTGAGCCTTGCCTCTGAGTATGCTGACGCAATCGCAACCCGAGCTGGCGCTCTGGCTGGTATCTCCCCGATGTATCAGCCCTGCGTAGTTCCACCGAAGCCTTGGACAACCGTGACTGGCGGTGGCTACTGGGCTAACGGTCGTCGTCCGCTGGCTCTGGTGCGTACCCACGGCAAGAAGGCGCTGATGCGCTACGAGGATGTTTACATGCCTGAGGTTTACAAGGCGGTCAACCTTGCGCAATCCACCGCATGGAAAATCAACAAGAAGGTGCTGGCGGTAGCCAACGAGATTACCAAGTGGAAGCACTGCCCTGTTGAGGACATTCCGGCAATCGAGCGTGAGGAGCTGCCTGTTAAACCGGACGACATTGACGAGAACCCTGAGGCGCTGACCAACTGGAAACGTGCTGCGGCTGCTGTGTACCGCAAGGACAAGGCCCGCAAGTCTCGCCGTCTGTCCCTTGAGTTTATGCTTGAGCAGGCCAACAAGTTCGCAAACCACAAGGCCATTTGGTTCCCTTACAACATGGACTGGCGTGGTCGCGTTTACGCGGTCTCCATGTTCAACCCGCAAGGCAACGACATGACCAAGGGCTTGCTGACTCTGGCTAAGGGCAAGGCAATCGGTAAGGAAGGTTTCTACTGGCTGAAAATCCACGGTGCAAACTGCGCTGGTGTCGATAAGGTTCCGTTCCCTGAGCGCATCAAGTTCATTGAGGACAACCACGAGCACATCATGGCGTCAGCTAAGAACCCGCTTGAGTACACTTGGTGGGCCGAACAGGATAGCCCGTTCTGCTTCCTTGCGTTCTGCTTTGAGTACGCTGGTGTGATGCACCACGGCTTGTCTTATAACTGCTCCCTGCCGCTGGCGTTCGATGGCTCCTGCTCTGGCATCCAGCACTTCTCCGCGATGCTGCGTGACGAAGTTGGTGGCCGTGCGGTGAACCTGCTCCCGAGCGAGACCGTACAGGACATTTACGGTATCGTAGCCAAGAAGGTGAACGAAATCATGCAACGCGATGTTATCTCTGGGACTGACGACGAGTTGGTCACTGAGACTGACAAGACCACTGGGGAAATCACTGAGAAAGCCGTACTGGGCACTCGCACTCTGGCGGGCCAATGGCTGGCCTATGGGGCCAACCGTAGCGTAACCAAGCGCTCCGTAATGACTCTGGCGTATGGCTCCAAGGAGTTTGGTTTCCGTCAGCAAGTCCTTGAGGACACCATCCGTCCGGCTATCGACTCCGGCAAGGGCCTGATGTTCACCATCCCGAACCAAGCGGCTGGCTACATGGCTAAGCTGATTTGGGACTCTGTGAGCGTGACCGTAGTTGCCGCTGTAGAGGCCATGAAGTGGCTGCAAAGTGCCGCTAAGCTGCTGGCCGCTGAGGTCAAGGACAAGAAGACTGGCGAGGTTCTGCGTAACCGCTGCGCTGTTCACTGGGTCACTCCCGATGGGTTCCCTGTGTGGCAGGAGTACCGCAAGCCCCTGCAAACCCGTCTGAACCTGATGTTCCTCGGTCAGTTCCGCTTGCAGCCGACCATCAACACCAACAAGGACTCTGGGATTGACGCTCACAAGCAGGAGTCTGGCATTGCGCCGAACTTCGTTCACTCTCAGGATGGCTCTCACCTGCGCAAGACCGTAGTGTGGGCTCACGAAAAGTACGGCATCGAGTCTTTCGCTCTGATTCACGACTCTTTCGGCACCATTCCGGCTGACGCTGGCAACCTGTTCAAGGCTGTGCGTGAGACTATGGTTGACACCTACGAGAACTGCGATGTTCTGGCTGACTTCTACGAGCAGTTTGCAGACCAGCTCCACGAGTCCCAACTGGACAAGATGCCTGCTCTGCCGAAGAAGGGCAACCTGAACCTGCGGGACATTCTTGAGTCTGACTTCGCGTTCGCGTAATCAATACGACTCACTATAAGGAGGGCTCCCGATGGTGGTCTTAATACGACTCACTATTGGGAGACCTTAAGGTTCTACTTTAAGACTCTTACTTTAAGATTTAATTTAAGACCAAATTTAAGATTTACTCTAAGGAGACTTTAAGATGCGTAACTTCGAGAAATTCACCAAGCGTTCTTCCCGCAAAGACTTCGCTGAGTTCGCCCAAGAGGGACGCAAGATGAACAAGGTCAAGCGTGACCGTTCTCACAAACGCAACTGGGCATAAGGAGGACTTTATGGCGCTCGATGTGATGTTCTTTGAGAACCGCCTCAATAAGCTGGCCGCCTACGCTAACAGCATGGGTCTGCGCCTCCGGTGGATGAACGAACCGATGACCCTATCGCTGCGCGTGGGAATCTTTGAGCGAGGCTTTCAGGAGCCTCTTACGGAGAAGACGTTTGAGTGGGGTGCTAGTAGCCTAGACGTAGAACGCTGGGTCGCCACGGTCTGCAAGGACTACGCGAGCTGGAACTAATACGACTCACTATCGAGAGAGGAAGAATGCCCAAGGTCGCTCTCTGAGTGGCCTTCATCATTCTACTCAACCTGCAAAGGAGAATCGTTATGATGAACATCAAGACCAACCCGTACAAAGCTGTGTCCTTCAACGAGAAAGCCGTTGAGAAGGCGCTCAAGCGTTCGCACTACCTGATTGCTGACATCAAGTACGATGGTGTGCGCGGGAACACTCTGGTCAAACCGTCTCAAGGTGCTTGCTGGCTCTCTCGGGTATCGAAACCGATTCCGGCGATTGAGCACCTGAACGATGGCGCTGCCCGCTGGGACAGCCTGCTCAAGGACAACCGCTGCATGTTCCCGACTGGCTTTATGCTCGATGGCGAGCTGATGGTTGACGGTGTGGACTTCAACACTGGCTCCGGCCTGCTGCGAACCAAGTGGCTAGACTCCAAGAATCAGGAGTTCCACAACGAGTTCCTGCCGCGCAATGTCAAGAAGTCCGAGAAGATTCCGTTCCGTCTGGACGCTGGCCTGCTCAAGGTCGTCATTTACGCTGTGCTCCCGATTGAAGTAGCGGAGTCCGGCGATGACTATCCGGTCAAGAACCTGCTGATGCAGGAACACGTCAAGAACATGCTGCCTCTGCTCCGCGCTCACTTCCCTGAGATTAGCTGGCAAGCGGCTGAGTCCCATGAGGTGTACGATATGACCGAACTATCTGCATTGTACGAAATGAAACGCGAGGAGGGTCACGAAGGTCTCATTGTGAAAGACCCGAGCGACATCTACAAGCGCGGAAAGAAGACTGGCTGGTGGAAGATGAAGCCCGAGAACGAGGCTGATGGTGTCATTCAGGGTTTGGTATGGGGCACCAAGGGCCTTGCTAACGAGGGCAAGGTGATTGGCTTCGAGGTGCTGCTAGAGTCTGGCCGAGTGGTCAACGCTTGCAACATCGCGCAATCCCTGATGAACGAGTTCACGGCTGCGGTAGAAACTCACGGTGAGGACTATTACAACGGCTGGACTTGCCAAATCAGCTATATGGAAGAGACCCCTGACGGCTCCCTTCGCCATCCTTCCTTCGTGATGTTCCGTGGAACCGAAGCGGAACCGACCGAGAAGATGTAATTCGACTCACTATTGGGAGACTACTGGCCTGCACCTTATGAGGGTGTGGGCCTTTGTAGTTTCTACAAGACTCACTAAAGGAGAACCATCATGGCTCTTATCTTTGCGTTCGTTGCGGTGCTGCTCTGGGTCGCCCTGACTGCATCCGATGACCACGACAACCACGCTATCTGAATCAATACGACTCACTAAAGGAGACCTCTATGAAATTCAAGCTGCATTACCATAAGCTGCTCAAGCACTTCACTGTTCGCCGCTCCGATACACGAGCAATCGTGTTCACCACCGAGCGCCGCTTTGTCGTTCCGCTGATTGGCCAGACTGTTGAGCTAGCCCCGAATGTTCACGTAATCATCACCCGTGGCAAATTCCAAGAAGCAACCAACAAGACCCGTCCGGTTCTTAACGTGGCAGTGACCCGTTTCCCGTTCGTCAAATTGCTGATTGAGCGCGTCAAGGAGGTGCTGAAATGATTGCCGAAGCGTTTAACACTGAGCTGGCTGGCGAGCTGCCTGAGCTGCCGAAGGTAGCCACTAAGCAAATCGAAGGAGTCCAGAAGCCGTCCCACTATTACCTGTTCGATGACATCGAGGTCATTGAGGTAATCGCCCGTAGTATGACCCGCGAGCAATTCAATGGATATGTCTTTGGGAACATCCTCAAGTACCGCCTGAGGGCAGGTAAGAAGGGCGAACTGGCCTACCTTGAGAAGGACATGGCGAAAGCCGAGTTCTATGAGACCCTTTACGAACAACACAAAGGGAAATGCTATGCGTAACCAACGCCAAGTCACAACCTATCGCAATGCGCCAGACGACAAGGACTTTCCGTCCAACCCACATCACGGCCTGTGCTCCGATTGGTGCTATAGGCAGTGGGAGGCCGCCCTGAATCAGGGAGACCAGCGAGCCGCTGACGCATACATGAAGATGTACGAAATGTGGAAAGAGAGGAACCAATAATGACTACTCTGTACGATACAACTGCCAACAGTCACATGGACAAAGGGTCTGCCGTGGTGGAAAACCGGAAGTTCTGGGCGACCATCCAGTCGTCTGAGCACTCCTACGAAATGCCCATTTACGCTGTGAGCCTTGACGAGGCCACCGAGTTGGCTGAGCGTCAGTACGTTCCGGCTGGCTTTGAGGTAATCCGAGTGCGCCCTTGCCGCCTCCGGTTTAATACGACTCACTATTGGGGACACGCCCCGCATCAACATTCACAATCACTTTAGGAGACTCATTTATGGCTAAGAAGATTTTCACTTCCGCTCTGGGCACCGCTGAGCCTTACGCCTATCTGGCTAAGCCTGACTACGGCAACGAGGAGCGTGGTTTCGGAAACCCGCGAGGTGTCTACAAAGTTGACCTGACTATTCCCAACAAAGACCCGCGCTGCCAGCGTATGGTCGATGAAATCGTGAAGTGCCACGAGGAGGCTTACGCTGCTGCCGTTGAGGAATATGAGGCCAACCCGCCCGCTGTTGCCCGTGGCAAGAAGCCGTTGAAGCCCTACGAGGGCGACCTGCCGTTCTTCGATAACGGTGACGGCACCACTACCTTCAAGTTCAAGTGCTATGCGTCCTTCCAAGACAAGAAGACCAAGGAGACCAAGCACATCAATCTGGTCGTGGTAGACTCCAAAGGCAAGAAGCTGGAAGAAGTGCCGATTATCGGTGGCGGCTCCAAGCTGAAAGTCAAATACTCTCTGGTTCCCTACAAGTGGAACACTGCGGTGGGTGCAAGCGTCAAGCTGCAATTGGAATCCGTGATGCTGGTCGAACTGGCTACCTTCGGTGGTGGCGAGGATGACTGGGCAGACGAGGTGGAAGAAGGCGGTTACGTTGCCTCTGGCTTTGCACGAAGCAAGCCACGCGACGAAGAAGACTGGTCTGCGGACACCGAAGAAGAGTCTGCTGGCGACGACGAGGACTTCTAAATGGCTGGCGCATACGCTGCGCGTGGTATCCGAAAGGTCGGGGCATTCCGCTCCGGCCTTGAAGATAATGTCTCTAAGCAGCTAGAGAGTAAAGGCGTGAAGTTTGACTACGAGTTGTGGAAGATTCCCTACGTAGTCCCTGCAAGCAATCACCTTTACACACCCGACTTTCTGTTACCAAACGGCATCTTTGTGGAAACCAAAGGGCTGTGGGAGAGTGATGACCGGAAGAAGCACCTGCTGATTCGCGAACAGTTCCCTGAGCTGGACATTCGGCTGGTCTTTTCGAGCTCCCGCACGAAGCTGTACAAAGGGTCTCCGACCAGTTACGGCGAGTGGTGCGAGAAGCACGGTATCCTGTTTGCTGACAAATTAATTCCTGTAGAATGGCTCAAAGAACCCAAAAAGGAGGTGCCATTTGACAAGCTGAAACAATCGAAGGGAGGAAAGAAGTAATGTCCCGAGTACAATTCAAACAGAGGGAGGCGACTAACGCCATTTTCGTACACTGCTCTGCAACCAAGGCAACTCAGGACGTTGGTGTCCGTGAGATTCGCCAGTGGCACAAGGAGCAAGGCTGGCTTGACGTAGGCTACCACTTCATCATTCGCCGTGATGGTACTGTTGAAGATGGCCGAGACGTTAACGCCGTGGGCTCTCATGCCCGGGGTAACAACCACAACTCCGTAGGCGTGTGCCTTGTTGGGGGCATTGACGAGAAGGGTCGGCACGAAGCCAACTTCACTCCTCAACAGATGTCTGCCCTGCGCACCCTGCTGGAAGTCCTGATGGACAAGTACCCGAGCGCGGTACTTAAAGCTCACCACGATGTTGCACCGAAGGCTTGCCCTTCGTTCGACCTGCAACGCTGGTGGAAGCACAATGAGCTGGTCACTTCTGACCGAGGCTAATACGACTCACTAAAGGGATGACCGAAAGGTTGTCCCTTTGTTCGCTGCAATTGATTAAGGAATAACCACTATGGAACATGAACAAGACAGCGTGTTTCTCTTTCATGCACCTTGCGAGAACTGTGGGTCTTCTGATGGTAACTCCGTGTACTCAGATGGACACCAGTATTGCTTTGTGTGCGAACACCGAGTTGCTGGTGACGAGGAGAAGCGAGAGGAGTTGGCATCAAGAAGGCGTTCAGGTAGCCGAGGAGGTAAACCCGCTATGAACAACGTTTGGAACTTTGGGGAGTCCCAAGGTAAATACTCTGCGCTTACCGCTCGTGGTATCTCAAAGGAGACGTGCCAGAAGGCTGGCTACTGGATTGCCAAGGTGAACGGTGTGTGCTACCAAGTGGCAGACTACCGTGACCAGAATGGCTCCATTATCAGCCAGAAGGTTCGCGACAAGGACAAGAACTTCAAGACCACCGGAAGCCACAAGAGCGATGCTCTGTTCGGTAAGCACCTTTGGAACGGCGGAAAGAAAATCGTCGTGACCGAAGGTGAAATCGACATGCTGACCGTTATGGAGTTGCAGGACTGCAAGTACCCAGTGGTCTCTCTCGGTCACGGTGCGGCTGCCGCTAAGAAGACCTGTGCTGCCAACTACGAATACTTCGACCAGTTCGAGCAGATTATCCTGATGTTCGACATGGACGAGGCTGGGCGCAAGGCGGTCGAGGAGGCTGCCCAAGTGCTGCCCGCTGGTAAAGTCCGAGTTGCTGTGCTGCCGTGCAAGGACGCCAACGAGTGCCATCTTAATGGTCACGACCGCGAAATCATGGAGCAAATCTGGAACGCTGGCCCTTGGATACCAGATGGTGTTGTATCGGCTCTTTCGCTGCGTGAGCGAATCCGTGAACACTTGGGCTCCGAGGATGCAGTTGGTATGCTGTTCTCAGGTTGCTCTGGGCTGAACGACCGCACTCTTGGTGCCCGTGGTGGCGAAGTCATTATGGTCACTTCCGGCTCCGGTATGGGTAAGTCCACGTTCGTCCGTCAGCAGGCCCTTATGTGGGGCAAAGCGATGGGCAAACGGGTAGGCTTGGCGATGCTTGAGGAGTCCGTTGAGGAGACCGCTGAGGACTTGATTGGACTGAACAACCACGTCCGGTTGCGCCAAAGCGATGACCTCAAGAATGCAATCATTGAGGATGGCCGTTTCGACAAGTGGTTCGATGAACTGTTCGGCAACGATACGTTCCACCTTTATGACTCATTTGCGGAGGCCGAGGCCGACCGACTGCTCGCTAAGCTGGCCTACATGAGGACTGGCTTGGCCTGCGATGTAATCGTACTAGACCACATTTCAATCGTTGTGTCTGCCTCCGAGGAATCGGACGAGCGCAAGATGATTGACCGCCTAATGACTAAGCTCAAAGGGTTCGCTAAGTCAACCGGAGTGGTGCTGGTAGTTATCTGCCACTTGAAGAACCCAGAGAAGGGGAAAGCGCATGAAGAAGGTCGCCCTGTTTCTATTACTGACCTCCGTGGGTCTGGGGCACTACGTCAACTCTCTGACACTATTATTGCCCTTGAGCGCAACCAGCAAGGTGATGCTCCTAATCTTGTCCTCGTGCGTGTTCTCAAGTGCCGCTTTACTGGCGATACTGGTATTGCTGGCTACATGGAATACAACAAGAAAACCGGATGGCTCGAACCGTCTAGCTACTCTGGCGAGGAAGGAGAAGGAAATACTGGCTGGGAAGACGAAGGCAACAGTTCTGACTTCTGAGCGCATCCTTGACGACTTTTAATACGACTCACTACTGGGATAACCCACACATCAACCTAGAAGGAAGCACACTATGAGCATCATGAAAATCATCAAAGGCTTTGGCCGCATTGTCGTTCGCATGTATAACCGCGAGGCCGCCCGCCTGAACAAGGTTGCCCGTGCGGAAGCCACTCTGGCCCGCGAGCTGGCCGAGCGTTCCAACAAGCTGAGCGCAAACTCCATGAAGAACATCGACGAGGCCGCTAAGGTAGCCTCTCAGGCCCAAGAGCTGTCCAAGTTCTTCGCTTAATCCTACAGATACCAACCTGACAACCACAAGAGGAGAGTTCACTATGAGCAAGGTATCCCAGACTATCGCCCTGTCCGACACCATCGACCAGTGGGGCCGCAAGGTTCACATCAACGTTCGCAACGGCAAGGCCACTATGGTCTACCGTTGGAAGGACACCAAGTCCAACAAGAAGCATACCCAGCGCATGACTCTGAATGACGAGCAAGCGTTCCGTCTGCTGAAAGCCCTGACTGGCGCTGTTGTCCACGCTGTTGAGGCTAGCGGTCGCCAAGAGCAGGCTATGGAGGTTCTGAACCGAATCAGTGCTGAGTGATAGGCTTAAGGTCGTTCCTACGGGAGCGGCCTTTGTGACTGTTATTCGACTCACTAATGGAGGTAGACACTATGCGTAGCCAACTCGTAATCGAATCCGAGATTGCCAAACTGCAAGCTGAACTCGAAGACGTTAAGGCCCACGAATCGAAGGTCATTGCGGCTTCCCACATCCTGACCAATCTGGGCTGGACTTGGACTCGCAAGGACGGCTGGAAGAAACCGGTCGCTCCAATTAAGCCTACCGTGTTCGACAAGGACACCATGACCCACATCAAGAAGGGTGACTTCTGCCTGTACGCTAAGGGAACCGTGCTGGAAGGCTTCGTGGTGGTACGTGAAGTGAACGGTGCCGAATGCACTGTGTCCTATGTGTCCAGTATCGCAGAGTTCAACCGTCCGGTTGTCTCTAAGTTGAAATTCCGTTGTCACGCAAACATGCTCAAGGTGGTCTCTAGCCAGACCCTCATTGACTGCATGAAGAACAACATGGTTATTTAATCACATTTGGAGAATCACTATGCTCGTTTCAGACATCGAAGCTGATGCACTCTTGGACAAAGTTACTAAGTTCCACTGTGGTGTAATCTATGACTATCGCACAGACGAATACGTCAGTTACCGCCCTAAGGACTTCGCTGCGTACCTTGATGCGCTTGAAGCGGAGGTTGCCAGAGGCGGGCTGATTGTGTTCCATAACGGCCACAAATACGATGCTCCGGCCCTTGAGAAGCTGGCGAAGCTGGTGCTTGACCGTGAGTTTCACATCCCCAGAGAGAACTGTGTGGATACCCTCGTGCTGTCCCGGCTGATTCACTCGAACCTCAAAGACACCGATATGGGTCTCCTGCGTTCCGGTAAACTGCCGGGCAAACGCTACGGTTCCCACGCGCTGGAAGCATGGGGCTACCGCTTAGGCGAAATGAAGGGTGAGTACAAGGACGACTTCAAGGCAGCCCTTGAGGAGCAAGGCGAGGAGTATGTGGATGGCATGGAGTGGCGCTCATTCAACGAGGACATGATGGCCTATAACGTTCAGGACGTTGTGGTCACTAAGGCCCTCCTTGAGAAGCTGCTTTCCGACAAGCACTACTTCAAACCTGAGGTGGACTTCACGGATGTCTCTGCGGATACCTTCTGGATGGAGGCTATCGAGGCGATTGACGTGGAGCACCGAGCCGCTTGGTTGCTCGCTAAGCAGGAGCGTAATGGCTACCCGTTCAACACCAAGGCTATCGAAGACCTGTACGTTGAGCTGGCCTCTCGCCGCTCTGAGCTGCTGATGCGACTGACCGAGACGTTCGGCTCTTGGTATCAGCCTAAGGGTGGCACCGAAATGTTCCTGCACCCGCGCACTGGTCAGCCGCTCCCGAAGTACCCGCGAGTGAAGACCCCGAAAGTGGGGGGCATCTTCAAGAAGCCCAAGAACAAGGCCCAGCGTGAGGGCCGTGAGCCCTGTGAGCTGGACACTCGGGACTTCGTTGCGGGTGCCGTTTACACTCCGGTGGAGCACGTTGTCTTCAACCCTTCGTCCCGCGACCACATCCAGAAGAAGCTCCAAGAGGCTGGCTGGGTGCCCGAGAAGTTCACCGAGAAAGGTGCTCCGGTGGTGGACGACGAGGTGCTTGAAGGCGTTGTTGTGGATGACCCTGAGAAGCAAGCCGCCATCGACCTCATTAAGGAGTACCTGATGATTCAGAAGCGAATCGGTCAGAGTGCTGAGGGCGACAAAGCGTGGCTGCGCTACGTTGCGGAGGACGGTAAGATTCATGGTAGCGTTAACCCGAACGGTGCGGTTACTGGTCGTGCCACTCACGCCTTCCCGAACCTTGCGCAAATCCCTGGGGTTCGGTCTCCGTATGGCGAACAGTGCCGTGCTGCCTTTGGGGCTGAACACCATCTGGATTACGTCACTGGGGAACCTTGGATTCAAGCTGGTATTGACGCATCCGGTCTGGAGCTGCGCTGCTTGGCCCACTTCATGGCGCGATTCGACAACGGCGAGTATGCCCATGAGATTCTGAACGGTGACATCCACACCAAGAACCAGTTGGCTGCCGAGCTGCCGACCCGAGACAACGCCAAGACCTTCATCTACGGTTTCCTATATGGGGCCGGAGACGAGAAGATTGGTCAGATTGTTGGTGCTGGTAAGGAACGCGGTAAGGAGCTCAAGAAGAAATTCCTTGAGAACACTCCTGCGATTGCTGCGCTCCGTGAATCCATCCAATCGACTCTCGTTGAGAGTTCCCAATGGGTGGCTGGTGAGCAGCAAGTCAAGTGGAAGCGCCGTTGGATTAAGGGCATGGATGGTCGTAAGGTTCACGTCCGTAGCCCACACGCTGCGCTGAACACTGTGCTTCAATCCTCCGGTGCCCTTATCTGCAAGCTGTGGATTATCAAGACCGAGGAAATGCTCATTGAGAAAGGCTACAAGCACGGCTGGGACGGAGACTTTGCGTACATGGCTTGGGTTCACGACGAAATCCAAGTGGCCTGCCGCACTGAGGAAATCGCCAAGGTAGTCATTGAGACCGCCCAAGAGGCTATGCGCTGGGTAGGCGAGCACTGGAACTTCCGGTGTCTGTTGGATACCGAGGGCAAGATTGGCCCGAACTGGGCAGTGTGCCACTAATACGACTCACTAAAGGAGGCCATTATGGCTATGACCAAACGATACAAAGTAACCTTCGAGATTACCGCGAAGCTGTCCACCAAGGAGGTTGAGGCGTTCACCAAGGGTCTTATCGAGACCTCTCGCAAAATCGTTGAAGGTAAACCCGTTAACCCAGAACTTCGTGCTTGCGTAATGGCTGCCCTTGAGGGAGGCGTTGAGGCCGCTGTTGAGTGTGCCTATCGCCGTGGTGTACGTGAACTGATTCGCGATGCCTACAACGAAATGTGCAGCGAAGAACGCGCAGTCACTAAGTTCTCACCAGCAACCGTGGAGGTGTTGAAATGAGTGATTACATCAAGGTTCTTCAAGCAATCAAGGGCTGCCCTAAGTCCTTTCAGTCCAACTACGTGCGGAACAATGCGAGCCTCGTTGCGGAGGCCGCTTCCCGTGGGCACATTTCGTGCCTGACTACTGGTGGCCGCAACGCTGGGGTCTGGGAGATTACCGCATACGGTGTTCAATTCCTTGACGAAATGGGAGGTTGCGTATGAGCGTCCGTAAGTGCTGGGATGACGAGGTGGTCTCTATGACTGCCGAAGCGTGGAACGAGACCTTGAAGAACATCAAGGAACTCGAAGACCGCATTGAGGAGCTTGAGCTGATTCTGGCTGACCACGAAGAAGACGTTGCGTTCCTGTATGCGCTGCGCTCTGCTGGCGTGGACAACTGGGATGGCTACGAGCTTGCTTGCGAGATTCACAAAGGGGAGGGTTTCTGATGGCTGTACTGAGTCTCAAAGAGTTCCGCGATATTCGCAAAGGCTGCGACGATAAGGGCATCCTTGTGATGGATGGCGACTGGCTGGTATTTCAGGCAATGAGTGCCGCTGAGTTCGATGCCTCTTGGGAGGAGGAGATTTGGCACCGATGCTGTGACCACGCTAAGGCCCGTCAGATTCTTGACGACTCCATCAAGTCCTACTCAACCCGCAAGAAGGCGTGGAACGGTGCGCCTATCGTTCTCGCCTTTACGGACACCATCAACTGGCGCAAGGAGCTGGTTGACCCTACCTACAAGGAGAACCGGAAGGCCACCAAGAAGCCCGTGGGATACTTCGAGTTCCTTGATGCGCTGTTCGAGCGCCCTGAGTTCTACTGTGTGCGCGAGGACATGCTGGAAGGCGATGACGTTATGGGCATCATTGGGTCTAACCCCAGTGCCTTTGGCGCTCGCAAGGCGGTCATTATCTCCTGCGACAAGGACTTCAAGACCATCCCTGACTGCGATTTCCTGTGGTGTACCACTGGGAACATCCTGACCCAGACCCAAGAGTCTGCCGATTGGTGGCACCTGTTCCAGACCATCAAAGGCGACATCACCGATGGCTACTCTGGGATTGCTGGCTGGGGAGACTCCGCTGAGGGCTTCCTCAATGCCCCGTTCATAACCGAGCCTCAAGTCTCCGTATTGAAGTCCGGTAAGAACAAAGGGCAGGAGGTCACGAAGTGGGTCAAACGCGCTCCTACCGAATCTGAGACGCTGTGGGACTGCATCGTGTCAATCGGTGCGAAAGCTGGGATGACCGAGGAGGATGTCATTAAGCAGGGCCAGATGGCCCGCATCCTTCGGTTCAACGATTACAACATCGACACCAAGGAGATTACGCTATGGAGACCTTCGGCATCGTTCTGATAGTCGGCCTTGTGGCATTGCCGTATGTGTTGATGATTTTCAAAACCGTCAAGTTCTTCAACGCAATGTCTAAGATTAAGTGGTAAACTCAAGGCCCTTATCGAGTCCGAAATTAATACGACTCACTATAGGGATAGGGGCCTTTATGATTATTACTTAAAGACCTTTAAGGTTTAACTTAGAGTGAGGAATCATTATCATGTTAAAACCAATCCAACACTTTATGAATCACCCTGAGGATGTACCGGATGTGCCCCTAGCGGTCGCTGAGTATCTACAGGTTCGATTCAACTATGCGTACCTCGAAGCAACCGGTCACATTGGTCATATGCGAGCCGCTGGCTGTAGCGAAGCGCACATCCTTGGGTTCATCCAAGGTCTGCAATATGCGGCCAACGTGATTGACGAAATCGAGCTGCGTAAGGAGCAACTGAACGAGGAGGAGTAGGCTATGTGCTTTTCGCCTAAGATTAAAGTCCCTCAGATGAACGTGGAGAAGGCCCCTGAGCCCGCACCGCTGACCGAGCTGCCCACTATGGTAGAGTTCGGCGGTGACACTCCGACCGATGGGACTGGGGAGGAATCCGGTCGTAAGACTCTCAAGGTCGAACGGAAGGAGACTTCGATGGCCAAGCCCACTAGCGGCCCCAGTGGTAGCATGAAGTCAACAATCCGTAAGTCCGCATTTGGGAGAGCTAAGCGATGACCAAGAAGCGGTTCATTAGTGTAGAGGCGGTCAGTCGCTTCCACGCGATTATGTGGACTGTGCAGCACCTTGGGGTGCCAACTGGGTTCCGCGACTTCTGGGATTACGAAGGATACGTCAATACCATCATGGACACTGCTGAGTTCGAGGAGGAGTACATCGTTGACTCCACTACTGGCAACTTGGTGGCCTACTTCACGTGGTGTGTCAGTAACGACATCCACCACAAGGGAGACATTATGGATGTGACGAACTTGGTGATTGACCCAGAGTTCGAGTCGCGGGAACTCCATAGGTTCCTGAGTGGACGCTTTAAGGAGCTGGCCGAGCTGAATGGTCTACAATGGGTGTCCCGCTGTAAGCACGACTCTGCGGGGACAATGAAGGTTTACTTTAAGGAGGTATGAGTCATGGGTAAGAAAATCACGAAGGCGGTGAAGAAGGTGGTGAATAAGGCGGTCAAAGAGATTACCCGTCCTGTCAAACAGGTTGCTGGTGCGCTGGCAGGTGCTCCTGACATGCCTGAGATTGCACCGCCGACCCCTTCTGCTGCACTGATTGAAGTTCCTCAACGAGAGGAGGTACAGACCGATACTGATGCAGATACCGCATCCAGCCGTAAGAAAGCCCGAGCAGGCGGTAAGAAATCACTGAGCGTGGCCCGCAGCGCTGGCGGCGGTATAAACATCTAAAGAGGAGTGACACATGGCTGAGAAACGCACTGGCTTTGCCGAGGAGGGCGCGAAGTCCGTGTACGAACGCTTGAAGAACGACCGTGCTCCCTATGAGACACGAGCCGAGAACTGTGCGAAGTACACCATTCCGTCCCTCTTTCCGAAAGACTCCGATAACGCATCGACTGACTACACGACTCCGTGGCAAGCGGTAGGTGCCCGTGGTCTGAACAACCTAGCGTCTAAGCTAATGCTGGCGCTGTTCCCGATGCAGACATGGATGAAGCTGACTATTTCTGAGTTTGAAGCCAAGCAACTGTTAGGAGACCCCGAAGGTCTCGCCAAGGTTGACGAGGGACTCTCGATGGTCGAGCGAATCATTATGAACTACATCGAGTCCAATAGCTACCGTGTTACCCTCTTTGAGGCCCTTAAGCAACTTGTGGTGGCTGGTAACGTCCTTCTGTACTTACCTGAACCCGAGGGTGTCTCGTATAACCCTATGAAGCTGTACCGTCTGTCTTCTTATGTTGTCCAGAGAGACGCATACGGCAACGTCCTTCAAATGGTTACTCGTGACCAGATTGCTTTTGGCGCTCTCCCTGAGGATGTTCGCAAGGCCGTAGAGGGCCAAGGCGGCGAGAAGAAGCCTGACGAAATCGTTGACGTTTACACTCACGTCTACCTTGATGATGAATCTGGCGAATACCTCCGGTACGAGGAGGTGGAAGGTAACGAGATTCAGGGCTCTGACGGCTCATACCCGAGAGACGCCTGCCCGTACATTCCGATTCGCATGGTTCGTCTGGACGGTGAATCCTATGGCCGCTCCTACATTGAGGAGTACCTTGGGGACTTGCGTTCCCTTGAGAACCTTCAAGAGTCCATCGTGAAGATGTCGATGATTAGCTCCAAGGTCATTGGTCTGGTTAACCCTGCTGGCATCACCCAGCCCCGCCGACTGACCAAAGCCCAAACGGGTGACTTTGTGACTGGCCGACCGGAGGACATTTCGTTCCTCCAACTGGAAAAGCAAGCAGACTTCTCTGTGGCTAAGGCCGTCAGTGACGCTATTGAGGCTCGCCTCTCGTTTGCCTTCATGTTGAACTCTGCGGTTCAGCGTACTGGCGAGCGGGTGACTGCCGAGGAAATCCGATACGTTGCGTCCGAACTCGAAGATACTCTTGGTGGCGTCTATTCCATCCTCTCTCAGGAACTCCAATTGCCTCTGGTACGTGTGCTGCTCAAGCAACTCCAAGCAACCCAACAGATTCCTGAGCTGCCAAAGGAAGCCGTAGAGCCAACCATTAGTACCGGTCTGGAAGCAATCGGTCGGGGCCAAGACCTCGATAAGCTGGAACGCTGTGTGGCCGCTTGGACTGCCCTTGCACCTATGCAGGAAGACCCTGACATTGACGTTGCAGTCATTAAGCTGCGAATCGCTAACGCTATCGGTATCGACACGTCTGGCATCCTGCTGACTGACGAGCAGAAGCAACAGCGGGCCGCCATGAAGGCTGCTCAGATGGGTATGGACTCCGGTGCTGCTGCACTTGGTCAAGGCATGGCCGCTCAGGCTACCGCTTCACCCGAGGCGATGGCTGCTGCTGCCGACTCTGTGGGCCTCAAGGTAGGACTTTAATACGACTCACTATAGGGAGACCGCACAACGGTTTCCCTGTAGTTTTAACTTTAAGGAGATTGATAATGGCTGGTGAATCTAACGCTGACGTTTACGCATCCTTTGGTGTTAACTCTGCTGTGATGACTGGGGACTCTGTAAGTGCCCATGAGCAAAACATGCTGGCTCTTGATGTTGCTGCCCGTGATGGCGATGATGCAATCGAGCTTGGCGAACCGACCGAGCGTGACCTTTACGACAACTCTGACCCGTTCGGTCAAGAGGACGATGAAGGCCGCATTCAGGTTCGTATTGGCGAAGACGGCCAGCCAGTTGAAGAAGCCTCCCAAGAGGTTGAGACTGGTGGTGAACAGGATGGCGAACCTACCGAGTTCACTCCGCTGGGTGATACCCCTGAGGCACTAAAAGCTGCCCAAGCACAACTGGCTGAGCATGACGCTGGCTTCCAAGAGATGATTAGCATGGCGATGGAACGTGGCATGACCGCTGAGACCATCGAGCGCATCCAAGCCGAGTATGACTCCGAAGCTGGTATCTCTGAGAAGTCCTATCGGGAACTCGCTGAGATTGGCTACACCAAGGGTTTCATCGACTCTTACATCCGTGGTCAAGAAGCTCTCGTTGAGCAATACGTTGCTGGCATCGTAGAGTACGCTGGTGGTCGTGAGCAATTCGATGCTCTGTACCAGCACCTTGAGAACACCAACCCTGAGGCGTCCAAGGCCCTTGAGACTGCCCTTGAGAACCTTGACGTTGCAACCGTTAAGGCAATCATCAATCTGGCTGGTGAATCCCGCGCGAAGACCTTTGGTCGCAAGCCGACCCGAAGTGTCACTCAACGTGCTGTCCCTGCGAAACCTCAGGCTCCCAAGAAGGTAGGCTTTGAGTCACGCGCTGAAATGGTCAAAGCAATGAGCGATGTGCGCTACCGGACTGACGCTAAGTATCGCGCAGAAGTTGAGCAGAAAGTGTGGAACTCCAACTTCTGACCAACGGTAAATTAATACGACTCACTATAGGGAGAAGGTAATCCGCCGACTCCCTGTAATCCCACTTTGAAGTTAACTTTGATAGAAGGAGAATGAACTATGGCTAACATGCAAGGCGGTCAACAACTGGGTACTAACCAAGGCAAGGGCGCTAGCAACGCTGGTGACAAGCTCGCGCTGTTCTTGAAGGTATTCGGTGGCGAAGTCCTGACTGCGTTCGCTCGTACCTCTGTGACCACTTCTCGTCACATGATGCGCTCCATTTCAAGCGGTAAGTCCGCTCAGTTCCCTGTTCTGGGTCGAACCAATGCGGCCTATTTGGCACCCGGCGCGAACCTCGATGACATCCGTAAGGATATTCCGCATACCGAGAAGACCATTTCCATTGATGGCCTGCTGACTGCGGACGTTCTGATTTACGACATCGAGGACGCAATGAACCACTATGATGTTCGCTCCGAGTACACCGCCCAACTGGGTGAGTCTCTGGCGATGGCCGCTGACGGCGCTGTACTGGCTGAAATCGCTGGTCTGTGCAACCTGCCGGAAGCTGCCAACGAGAACATCACTGGTCTTGGCAAGGCAACCATTCTGGAAACCTCTAAGCCGAAGAGCGAGCTGTCAACCCCTGCGGCAATCGGCACCGAAGTCATTGAGCTGCTGGCACGTGCCCGCGCTGCTCTGACCAAGAACTACGTTCCGGCTTCCGACCGTGTGTTCTTCTGCGACCCTGACACCTACTCTGCGATTCTGTCTTCGCTGATGCCGAATGCTGCGAACTACGCTGCAATCATCGACCCTGAGCGTGGCTCTATCCGCAACGTCATGGGCTTTGAGGTCGTTGAGGTTCCGCACCTGACCTCTGGTGGCGCTGGCGATAGCCGTGAGAAGCTGGATACCAACCAGAAGCACCAGTTCCCTGCTACCGTTCAGGGTAACGCCAAGGTTGCCAAGAGCAACGTTATCGGCCTGTTCATGCACCGCTCTGCGGTAGGTACTGTCAAGCTGAAAGATTTGGCTCTGGAGCGCGCTCGCCGTGCTAACTTCCAAGCTGACCAAATCATCGCTAAGTACGCTATGGGCCACGGTGGTCTGCGACCGGAAGCTGCTGGTGCCATCGTTTTCAAGGGGGAGTAATGCTGGGAGTGGCCTCAACGGTCGCTGCTAGTACCGAAGAGGTGAGTGTTACTTCAACAGAAGAAACCTTAACGCCAGCACAGAAGGCCGCACGTACCCGCGCTGCTAACAAAGCACGAAAGGAAGCTGAGTTGGCTGCTGCTGCTGCCGCCGCTGAGCAATAACTAGCATAACCCCTTGGGGCCTCTAAACGGGTCTTGAGGGGTTTTTTCGCACTAACCACATAAGGAGGCTCTATGCGCTCTTATGACATGAGTGTTGAGACCGCCGCTGAGCTTGCAGCCGTGAACGACATCTTGGCCGCTATCGGTGAACCTCCGGTATCGACCCTTGAAGGTGACTCGAACGCTGACGTTGCGAACGCCCGCCGGATTCTCAACAAGATTAACCGTCAAGTCCAATCACAAGGCTGGACGTTCAACATTGAGGAAGGCGTAATGCTTCTCCCTGACGTGTTCTCCAAACTGATTACCTACAGTGACGATTACCTGTCCATTATGTCTCCCTCTGGGCAATCCACCTACGTCAATCGCGGTGGTTACGTCTACGACCGGACTAACCGGACAGACCGCTTCACTGAGGCTATTACCGTAAACCTGATTCGTCTCCGTGAGTTTGACGAAATGCCAGAGTGCTTCCGCTATTGGATTGTCACTAAGGCGTCCCGTCAGTTCAACAACCGGTTCTTCGGGGCACCAGAAGTAGAGGGTGTCCTCCAAGAGGAAGAAGACGAAGCACGGCGACTCTGCATGGAGTACGAAATGGACTACGGTGGGTACAACATGTTGGATGGTGATGCGTTCACTTCTGGTCTACTGACTCGCTAATAGGAGGCACTATGGCTCTAATTTCTCAAGCCATTAAGAACTTGAAGGGTGGTATCAGCCAACAGCCTGACATCCTTCGCTATCCCGACCAAGGCGCTCGCCAAGTCAATGGGTGGTCTTCGGAGTCTGAGGGTCTTCAAAAGCGCCCTCCTATGGTGTTCATCAAGACCCTTGGCGACCAAGCAGCTTTGGGTCAGTCTCCGTACATCCACTTGATTAACCGTGACGAATACGAGCGGTACTACGTTGTGTTCACTGGCAGCGGTATCCGAGTGTTCGACCTTGCTGGTAACGAGAAGGCTGTCCGGTACAGCGCGAACAAAGCGTACATCACCACGGCCACTCCAAGGGAAGACCTTCGGATGGTAACGGTGGCTGACTACACGTTCATCGTGAACAGGAACTACACGGTTGCTTCCGGTGGCGACACCAACATGCGCGGGTTCAACCCTAAGCAGGACGCCTTGATTAACGTTCGAGGCGGTCAGTATGGACGAACTCTGCAAGTGATGATTAACGGGGGAACTCAGGCGACCTACCAGATTCCTAATGGCGACAACCCTGAGCACGTTAAGAATACCGATGCCCAATGGCTGGCCGAGGAGCTAGCCAAGCAGTTGCGAGTCAACCTCCCTACGTGGTCATTCACAGTCGGCCAAGGGTACATCCACATCGTGGCCCCTGCTGGTCAACAGATTGATTCCCTTGTGACGAAGGACGGTTACGCTGACCAGCTAATCAGCCCTGTGACTCACTACGCTCAGGCCTTCACTAAGTTGCCGCTCAACGCTCCTGATGGGTACATCGTGAAGATTGTTGGTGACACCGCTAAGTCTGCCGACCAGTATTACGTGAAGTATGATGCGTCCCGTAAGGTCTGGTCTGAGGTTGTTGGGTGGAACGTGGAGGTTAACCTTCGGGCCGATACGATGCCACATGCGCTCGTTCGGGCTGCTGACGGTAACTTCGAGTTCAAGACTCTGAGCTGGTCTGACCGGAAGTGCGGTGACAACGACACTAACCCGTGGCCCTCCTTTGTTGACTCGACCATCAACGATGTGTTCTTCTTCCGTAACCGTCTGGGATTCCTGACTGGCGAGAACATCGTGCTAAGTCGAACCGGTAAATACTTCAACTTCTTCCCTGCGTCCGTTGCGAACCTTAGCGATGATGACCCGATTGACGTTGCTGTGAGTGTGAACCGGATTTCCATCTTGAAGTACGCCGTTCCGTTCTCTGAGGAGCTGCTGATTTGGTCTGACGAGACTCAGTTCGTGTTAACCTCTGCGGGAACCTTAACGTCCCGTTCGGTTGAGCTGAACCTGACCACTCAGTTTGATGTGCAAGACCAAGCGCGTCCCTATGGGATTGGTCGTAACGTGTACTTTGCGAGCCCACGGTCTAGCTTTACGTCCATCAGCCGTTACTATGCGGTGCAGGACGTAAGTTCCGTGAAGAACGCCGAGGACATTACCGCCCACGTCCCGAACTACATCCCGAATGGTGTGTTCGCCATCTGTGGCTCTGGCACCGAGAACTTCTGCTCAGTGTTGACCGATGGAGACCCTAGCAAGATTTTCATCTACAAGTTCCTGTACCTCAACGAGGAGCTTCGCCAACAGTCTTGGTCTCACTGGGACTTTGGGCCGAACGTTCAGGTACTCGCTTGTCAAGCTATCGGGTCTGACATGTACGTGGTGATGCGGAACCAATACAACACCTTTATGTCTCGAATCTCTTTCACTAAGAACGCCATCGACATCGTTGGGGAGCCTTACCGAGCCTATCTGGACTTCAAGGTTGCCTACACGATTCCCGCTGGTACTTACAACGATGATGCCTACGAGACAACCATCAACCTCTCGACCCTCTACGGTGCTCGTTTTGACCGTGGCAAGGTGACGCTTCTGGAGCCTGATGGTCGTGCCCACATCTTTGAAGACCCTGATGGCGGCTGGGCCAATGAGCCGCTGATTCGCCTAACGGGTAACATGGAGGGCAAGAGGGTGTTCCTTGGGTTCAACTTCGCGTTCCTTTACGAGTTCTCCAAGTTCCTCATTAAGAAGACCGCCGATGACGGTTCAACCGCTACCGAGGACATTGGGCGACTCCAACTGCGAAGGGCTTGGGTGAACTATGAGGACTCTGGCACCTTCGACATTTACGTGGAGAACCAATCGTCAAACTGGAAGTACACGATGGCTGGTGGCCGCTTGGGCTCCAACTCACTGAGGGCCAGTAAGTTGAACCTTGGCACGGGCCAGTACCGATTCCCTGTAGCGGGGAACGCCAAGTTCACTACGGTCTTCATCACGTCTGACGAGGCCACACCGCTGAACGTTATCGGCTGTGGCTGGGAAGGCAACTACCTGCGCCGGAGTTCCGGCATCTAACAGTTTCTCCCTGTAGTTGGGTCAAGATTAATACGACTCACTATAGGGAGAACAATACGACTACGGGGAGGGTTTCTTAATGTTCATCCGTAACACTACACCTAACGATTTCATTATGTTCACTCCGGCCTACCATGACATTCTTGAGGCTAAGGCTATTGGTATCGCCCCAAGTTTCCCTGACGCTTCCGAGTGTGTCACGCTAGACCACGGTGGAACTCCTCTGGCTATCGGAGGTAACTGCGGCGACCAATGCTGGTTCGTAACGAGCGACCAAGCGTGGAAGCTCTCAAGGAAAGACAAGATGCGTTTCCGTAAGGCAATCATGGAGTACCGCGATAAGATGCTTGAGAAGTACCCTGTGCTCTGGAATTACGTGTGGGTAGGCAATACCACTCACATTAGGTTCCTCAAGACTATCGGAGCGGTGTTCCATGAAGAATACACTCGTGATGGTCAGTTTCAACTATTCACGATAAGGAGGTGACGCTATGTGCTGGATGGCCGCAATTCCTATCGCAATGGCTGGCGCTCAGGCCATTAGTGGTCAAGCCACTGAGGCCAACGTGCTTGGTGCCCAGATTAACGCTGGTCGCCGCCAAGCGATGGAACTGCTAAAGCAGACCAACATTCAGAATGCGGACTTAACGCTTCAAGCAAAGTCCAACCTTGAGGAAGCCTCTGCGGAACTGTCTACTCAGAACATGCAGAAGGTTCAAGCTATGGGTGCTATCCGTGCTGCTATCGGAGAGTCAAACCTTGAGGGCCGCTCAATGGAGCGAATCCAGAGAGTGGCCGAGGGACAATTCGTCCGAGAGGCCAACATGGTCACTGAGAACTACCGCCGGAACTATCAGGCCATCTTCGCTCAACAGATTGGTGCTCACCAGTCTACCGTAAGTCAAATCAAAGAGATTTACAAAGGGGAGCCTAAAGGTAAGAGCAAGCTGCAACAGATTCTCGACCCGCTGGCTATTGTCGGTGGTCAGACTGCCTCTGCGTATGCTTCCGGTGCGTTCGATGGGCCAGCCTTCGGAGGCAAGTCCTCTAGCAAGTCCACCGCGAAAGGAGGTAAGAAATGAGCAAACTAAACGCCGCACTTCAAGCGGCCCAACCGGGTCTTAGTCGTCTGCGGTCTGGTGGAGGCGGCATGGGCTACCGTGCAGCCACTACTCAAGCGGAAGGCGTAAGGCCAAGTCTGCTGGACTCTGTGCTGCGGTTCGCTAAGGCTGGTGCCGACATGTACCAAGCAAAGGAGCAACGCCAGCGTGACCTTGCGGATGAACGCTCCAACGAGATTATCCGTAAGTTGACCCCTGAGCAACGCCGTCAAGCCCTGAACAACGGGACTCTTCTGTATCAGGATGACCCATACGCTATGCAAGCACTTAGGGTAAAATCTGGTCGTAACGCTGCGTACCTTGTAGATGACGAGGTGATGCAGAAGGTACGCATGGGCCACTTCCGTTCCCGAGAGGAAATGGAGGAGTACCGCCACCAGCGTCTCCAAGAAGGCGCTAAGTCCTACGCTGAGTCCTTCGGGATTGACCCTGATGATGCTGACTACCAACGAGGGTTTAACGGTGACATCACCGAGCGTAACATTTCGCTGTATGGTGCCCACGATAACTTCCTGAGCGAACAGGCTCAGAAGGGTGCCATCGTGAACAACCGAGTGGAACTCAACGCTGTCCTTAATGACCCTGAGCTGCTGCGCCGACCTGACTCTGGACACTTCTTCGAGGCATGGATGAACAACAACCTCGCCTCTGGTGCAATCCCTAGTGATGCCCAAGCGACCCAGCTTATTAGTCAGTCGTTCAGCGACATTTCTAATCGGGCTGGTGGTGCTGACTTCCTGTTGCAAGTCGAGAACAAGAAGGTGACACTCAACGGGGCCACTTCGACTTACCGAGAGTTACTTGGGGACGAACAGTGGAATGCCCTGATGGTCAACGCTCAGAAGTCCCAGTTCGAGAATGACGCGAAGCTCAACGAGAAGTACCGCTTGCAGATTAACTCTGCGCTCAATCAGGATGACCCTCGTCAGTCTTGGGAAATGCTTCAAGGCATCAAAGAGGAGCTGGACAAGATTCAGCCGGACGAGCAGATGACACCGCAACGGGAATGGCTCATTAGTGCTCAGACCCAAGTGCAGGACAAGATGCGAGCATGGACAGACGCCCAAGCGAAAGCTCTGGACGATGCCCAAAAGTCCCTCAACAAGCGAGACGTTATTGATGCTCAGTTCGAGAAGCGTATGGCTGGTCAGTGGGTCTCTACCGACCTCAAAGACATGCCTACCAACGAGAACACTGGGGAGTTCAAGCGGAGTGACTTGGTGAACTACGCCAACGCCAAACTCGCTGAGATTGACCAGATGCAGATTCCCGATGGGGCCAAAGACCGATTGAAGTTGAAGTACCTTCGGGCCGACTCAAAGGATGGAGCTTTCCGTTCCGCCTTCGGCACTATGGTGACTGATGCTGGTCAAGAGTGGTCTTCTGCTGTGATTAACGGTAAGATGCCAAACGAGACTCCTGCTCTGGACGCCCTGCGCAGAGTTCGTAACGCTGACCCTCAACTGATGGCCGCTCTATACCCAGATGCCGCCGAGTTGTTCCTGACGATGGACATGATGGACAAGCAAGGGATTGACGCTCAAGTCATTATCGATGCTGACCGTCTGGTTTCCACTCGCTCCAAGGAGCAACGGTTCGAGGACGATAAGGCGTTCGAGTCTGCCCTGAACAGCTCAACGGCTGCCGAGATTGCTCGTATGCCCGCTTCCCTTCGGGACTCTGCACGGAAGATTTATGACTCCGTGAAGTACCGCTCAGGGAACGAGAACATGGCAATGGAGCAGATGACTAAGTTCCTTCAAGATTCCACCTACACCTTCGAGTCCGATGATGTGGAGAGTGGGACTATCGGTGTCATTCCGAAGAACATGATGCAGGTCAGCGATGACCCCAAATCGTGGGAGCAGGGACGTGACATCCTTGAGGAGGCCCGTAAGGGTATCATTGCTCAGAACCCTTGGATTACCAACCAGCAACTCACCATGTACGCTCAAGGCGAGTCAATCTACATGATGGACACCACTGGTGAAGTTCGCATTCGGTATGACAAGGAGCTGCTGACCAAGGTGTGGCAGGAGAACTCCCGCCGAGCCGAAGAGAAAGCCCGAGAGGAAGCCTTAGCCAAGGCCAACAAGCGAGCACCCATCACTGCGGTCAACAAGGCCAAGGAAACCGCTCGTAAGCGTGCTGAGGAGAAACGCAAGCGCACTCCGAAGTGGATTTACCGTAAACCGCCTGAGGGTGAACAGTAAGTGATAGAAGGAGACCCCTAATGGATAAGTACGATAAGAACGTACCAACTGAGTACGATGGTCTGTTCCAGAAAGCTGCTGATGCCAACGGGGTCTCCTATGACCTTCTGCGCAAAGTGGCGTGGACAGAATCTCGCTTCAAGCCTACCGCCAAGTCTAAGACTGGCCCGTTGGGCATGATGCAATTCACAAAGGCCACCGCTAAGGCGATGGGCCTCAAAGTAACCGGAGGTGATGACGACGAACGTCTGGTGCCCGAACTGGCAATCAACGCTGCCGCTAAGCACCTAGCGACCCTCGTAGGGAAGTTCGACGGTGACGAACTCAAGGCTGCCCTTGCGTACAACCAAGGGGAAGGCCGAGTTGGTGGCAAGCAACTGGAAGCCTACGCCCGAGGCGACTTCGCGTCTATCTCTGAGGAAGGTCGCAACTATCTGCGCTCCCTGATGGACGTGGCTAAATCTCCTATGGCTGGTCAATTGGAGTCCTTTGGGGGCATCACCCCGAAGGGTAAAGGTATCCCTGCTGACCAAGCGTTTGCAGGAATCACCAACGACCGGAAGCGTAAGGTGAGCACTGACCTGCCGGAGTCCACTGGGTTTGACGTTAAGGGTATCGCACAGGAGGAAAAGGCAGACTCGTTCGGCCATTCCTTTTGGAAGTACCACGGCGAAACCCTTGACGAATACAACGAGCGTTCCACATTCTTCGGATTCTCTGATGCTGCCGAAGCCGAACTCTCTAATTCACTCCTTGGAGTTGCCGCTCGTGCTGCTCGCCTCGATAGCGGTTACGATGTTTTCATCGACACTATTACGCCGACTAAGTGGAACTCTCACGTCTGGACTCAAGAAGAGCTAGAGAGGATTAGAACCGAGGTGAAGAACCCTGCGTACATAAACGTGGTGACTGGCGGTTCCCCAGAGAACCTTGACGCCCTCATTAAGCTGGCTAACGAGAACTATACGCTGGACGCTAAGGCGGCTGACGCTGGCCTTGGGGCTAAGCTGAGTGCTGGTGTCTTGGGCGCTGGTGTTGACCCGTTGAGTTACGTTCCGATGGTAGGTGTGACCGGTAAGGGCTTCAAACTGGTGAACAAGGCGATGGTAGTAGGTGGCCAGAGTGCTGTACTTAACGTAGCCTCTGAGGGTCTGCGTACCTCCGTTGCGGGTGGCGATGCTGACTACGCTGGTGCTGCCTTGGGTGGCTTTGTGTTCTCCGCTGGCATGACCGCCTTGGGTGACACATTGGCTTCCCGAATGAGCCGCAATAAGCCGGACGCTGAGTTCACCAACGAGTTCGCTGGGCCAGCCATCCGAATGGAAGCCCGAGAGACTGCACGTAACGCCAACTCCACTGACCTGTCCCGAGTGAGCACTGAGGGTATGGAGTTCAAAGGAGAACACAACGGCGTTCCGTATGCAGACTTCAAGGCCGAGGATGGAGCGGTAGTCCTACACGATGGTTCAGTCATTAGTGCTGGCAACCCGATTAACCCGAAGACTCTGAAAGAGTTCTCCGAGGTTGACCCAGAGAAGGCCGCTTGGGGCATCCGCCTTGGTGGGCTGACAGAGATTGGCTTGAAGACCCTTGGGTCTACCAATGCTGACGTTCGGAGACTTGCGAGTGACCTTGTGCGCTCACCGACTGGTATGGAGTCCGGTTCTTCCGGTAAGTTCGGGGCTACCGCCTCTGACATCTATGAGCGCCTTAAGGGCACCGACCATCGAACCTACAACGAGCTGTATGCTGCGATGCGGGTAGCGATGAATGACCCTGAGTTCTCCACTGGTGCTGCCAAGATGTCTCGGGAACAGGCTCGCTACGAGGTTTACCGTAGGGCTGCCCTTGCGATTGAGCGACCGGAACTCCAAGCCAACCTGACGAAGGCTGAGCTGGGCGTGATGAACATCATCAAGCGGCACTTCGACACTAAGCGTGAACTGATGGAGAACCCTGCGACCTTTGGCCGATTGGATGCCAAGAGTATCTTCCCAGAGAGTCGCCATAAGGGAACCTACGTCCCGCACGTTTACGACCGGAGTGCTAAGCAACTGATGATTCAGCGGTACGGTGCCGAAGGTCTCCAAGAGGCCATTGCCCGTTCGTGGCTCACCAGCTACGCATCCCGTCCCGAGGTTAAGGCCCGAGTTGACGAAATGTTGGCTGAACTTCACGGTGTCAAAGAGGTAACGCCGGACATGGTAACTAAACACGCTATGGACAAGGCTTACGGTATCTCTCACTCCGACCAGTTCTCCAACAGCTCTGTCATTGACGAGAACATCGAGGGTCTGGTAGGTATCGAGAACAACTCCTTCTTGGAGGCCCGTAACCTCTTTGACTCTGACCTTCCGGTGACTCTGCCGGACGGCCAACAGTTCTCCGTGAATGACCTGCGTGACTTCGATATGTTCCGCATCATGCCAGCGTATGACCGCCGTATCAACGGTGACATTGCCATCATGGGCTCGACAGGGAAGAACACTAAGGAACTCAAGGACTCCATTATGGAGCTGAGCAAGAAGGCCGAGAACAACGGTCAGCTCAAGGGCGAAGTGGAAGCTCTCAAGGATACCGTCAAGATTCTCACTGGGCGAGCCCGTAGGAATCAAGACACTGCCTTCGAGACTGCACTACGTTCCATCAATGACCTTGGCTTCTTCGCAAAGAACGCCTACATGGGCGCTCAGAACATCACCGAGATTGCTGGTATGCTGGCAACAGGTAACGTTCGAGCATTGGGTCATGGTATCCCGATTCTGAGGGACACCCTCTACAAGTCGAAACCTGTGAGTGCTGCTGAGCTCAAGGAAATCCATTCGTCTCTGTTCGGACGTGAGGTTGACCAGTTGATTCGCCCCAAGCGAGCTGACATTGTGCAGCGCCTTCGGGAATCGACCGACACTGGGCCACTCACTGCCAACATCGTTGGAACCTTGAAGTACAGCACTCAGGAACTTGCAGCCCGCTCTCCGTGGACTAAGCTGCTGAATGGTACGTCCAACTACATTCTCGACGCTGCCCGTCAAGGGCTACTTGGGGATGTCATTGAGGCGACCCTAAAAGGCAAGACCACCAAGTGGGAATCTGCTGGTTTCCTTCGAGGTGCCTCTGTGTCTCCTGAGCAGATGGCCGGAATCCGGTCACTCATTAAGGAACACATGGTTCGTGGAGAGGACGGTAAGTATTCCGTTAAGGACAAGCAGGCATTCAGTCTTGACCCACGGGCGATGGACTTGTGGCGACTGGCCGATAAGGTTGCCGATGAAGCGATGCTGAGACCGCACAAGGTTTCCTTACAGGACTCCAAGGCGTTCGGTGCGCTTGGTCGGATGGCGTTGCAGTTCAAGACCTTCACCATCAAGTCCCTGAACTCCAAGTTCCTGCGGATGTTCTACGATGGCTACAAGAATAGCCGAGCGATTGACGCTGCACTCACTGGGATTATCTCAATGGGTCTTGCTGGCGGATACTACGCTATGGCTGCCCACGCTAAAGCCTACGCTCTACCTGAGGAGCGGCGAAAGGAGTACCTTGAGAGAGCACTGAACCCGACCATGATTGCTCACGCTTCATTGTCCCGAAGTGCCCAACTGGGTGCCCCGTTGGCGATGGTTGACCTTGTAGGTGGCGTCTTAGGCTTTGAGTCCTCAAAGATGGCCCGTTCATCAATCCTTCCGAAGGACACTTCGTACCAGCGCGACCCTAACAAACCGTACACCGCTCAGGAGGTACTGGGGAACATGGGGCCTAACCTGCTGGAACAGATGCCTTCTGCTGGCTTTGTGGCTAACGTTGGTGCTTCCGTGCTTAACGCTGCGGGAGTCGCTACGGCAACCAACAAGGCTACTGAGCAGGACTTTATGACTGGCTTGATGAACTCCTCTAAGGAGCTCGTACCGAATGACCCGTTGACCCAACAGCTAATCCTCAAAATATACGAAGCCAATGGCATCAATTTGAAGGAGAAGCGCAAGTAATACGACTCACTATAGGGAGAGGGAAGACCACCTTCTCCCGCTTTCTGATTCACTTTAAGAGGAGGTTTGCATGGCTAACGTGATTAAGACTGTGCTGACTTATCCGCTGGATGGCTCGACTACGGACTTCAACATCCCGTTCGAGTATCTGGCCCGTAAGTTTGTCGTGGTGACTCTGCTTGGTGTAGACCGCCGAGTCCTGACGTTGACCACCGATTACCGATTCGCTACCCGCACGGTCATTGCAACCAACAGGGCGTGGGGGCCAGCCGATGGCTACACTCAAATCGAAATCCGCCGAGTGACTTCGGCCACTGAGAGACTGGTGGACTTTACTGATGGCTCGATTCTCCGAGCGTATGACCTGAACGTCGCCCAAATCCAGACCATGCACGTTGCTGAGGAGGCCCGTAATATGACCGCCGATACTATCGGTGTCAACAACGATGGCCACTTGGACGCCCGTGGTCGCCGTATCGTGAACCTTGCGAACGCTGTAGATGACCGCGATGCGGTTCCCTTCGGTCAACTCAAGGCTCTTGGGCAGGGCGCTTGGCAGTCCCGCAATGAGGCCTTGCAGTTCCGCAATGAGGCCGAACAGTTCAAGAACCAAGCGGCCACTTCCCGTACCGCTGCGGAGACTGCGCGGGCGCAAGCAGAAACCTCAAAGATTCAATCCGAGGCCGCTAAGACTGCCTCTGAGACTGCCCGTGACCGCGCCATTCAGGCCCAGAACGCTGCGTCTGCTTCCGCAACCGCTGCTGGCCAACATGAGCAGGCCGCTGAGGCTCAGGCTGCGAACTCCCTTGCGAGTGCGAACCGCTCTAAGACTGAGGCCGACCGCTCGGAGGCTGAGGCTGACCGTGCGAAGACCGAGGCGGACAAACTGGCTAACCTGAACGACTTCTCTGGGTCTCTTAAGGAGGTCACTCCGACCCGCGTGTCTTTCAACCGTGAGCTGGCAGCGTCCGGTGCAGGCGTCCGCTCTATGACAGGTTCCGCCGGAATACCATACACTGGGGCGTGGCGAGAAGGTAAAGGCGAGATTAACCTGACCGTAGACGAGAACGGAAACACTGGCTTAGTGCGGGCTGTTGGGACTCCGTTGGTTCTCTACTGGAACCCTAATGGAGACACTTGCGTAAGTCAGGTGAAGTATAACGTAGACAGCGGTAGCCGCCAGATTAAAGGCTCACTGGAAGTTGGACACGGTTCTAACTCTGGAACCGCGATTACCTCTTGGGGCGAAAGCGCTCAGGGCGCCTGGGCATCACAAATCAACCTTAAGTGGTACGCTGGTGGAGTTCAGGTAGGCCCTGTTCGTGGAGGCGGTACGGACTGTCAAGGACTGTATCGGTCTGTCTCCCAAGGCAAGCAGGTGGATTACTGGCAAGACCCATCCACAGGGCAGCACCGGTTCTACAACAACATTGGCGGAATTGCCCTGACCGTCCACGCTAACGGTGACCTTCAGATGGCATGGGGCGGTTACTTGTCCCAAATGCTCACCCAGCGTTCCCCTAAGCGCTGGTCTTGGGTACACCTTGGTGCTATGTCTGTGAGCAACGGTGCAGTTCTGAACCTTCCATTCGATGTGCGAGGCCTCCGTGGGTTCTTTGGGTTTGGTGGCGAGCGTGGCGAGACTGTCTACAAGCAGTTTACCTTCCCACCGCTTGACTGCAACTTCCAGATTAACCGTAAAGGCGACTGGCAGGTGTTCCAGTTAACAAACAACGGAACACGGTTGATTCGCCGATATGGCTGGTCTGAGGGCAGCGACCCCTACAACTTCTACTGCGAACCTGTCGCTTAATAACATAAGGGGGTAACACAATGGCCCTTGAAACTTCACAGGTAGGAGACCAGCTCTTATGGGCACTCCCTGTGGGTGGAGCTATTGCCACTGACATTGTGGCTATACAGTTCATGGGCCTTACACTTACCGACTCACTATAGGGAGACATTTCGTGTATGTTGACACTAGATTTTAATAACGAGGTCATTAAGGCCGCGCCTATCGCTGGCGTGGCTGGGGCCGATGGTGTGGCCCGCCTGTTCTGGGGCTTGTCGCTTAACGAGTGGTTCTACGTGGCCGCTATCGCCTACACAGTGGTTCAGATTGGTGCCAAGGTAGTCGATAAAGTAATTGACTGGAAGAAAGCCAGTAAGGAGTAACCACTATGAGCAAACAACAGGACAAGAGCCTGACGGTGTTCCTCGAAATGTTGGACACCGCGATGGCTCAACGAATGCTTGCAGACCTTGGGGACGACGACCGCCGCTCTCCTCAACTCTACAACGCAATCAACAAACTACTTGACCGCCATAAGTTCCAAATCGGCAAGCTACAGCCTGACGAGCACATTCTCGGTGGACTTGCGGGTGCCTTGGAGGAATACAAGGCGAAGGTGGGCGATACTGGTCTGACTGACGACGACCTGTACTCTACCATCCAGTGATATACTCAAGGTCTCCCATTCGGGTGGCCTTTATGGATGTCATTGACACAAACAGAAGGAGGTACTATGGGACTTCTCAAGAAGCTGGTTCCGTGGGTCTTCGCTGGGATACTGTTCGGAACCGGATGGCATCTGGGCGCTGACTCTATGGATACTAAATGGAAACAGGAGGTACATCGTGAGTACGTTAAGAAAACCGAGGCAAGAGCTGCCACTCAAGCAGAAGTCGATAAGATTAGCCAAGGATACCAGCAAAAGCTGTCCACTCTGGAAGGCGACACTGATAGGCTTGTTACTGGCCTGCGTAGCGACAATAAGCGGCTGCGCGTCCGCATCAAGCAACTTAGTGAAACCCCAAAAGGTGACAGTGGATGCTTCCCTGATGGTCGAGCCGAACTTGACGAACGAGATGCTAAGCGTATTCTCGCAGTGACCCAAAAGGGTGACGCATGGATTCGCGCTCTGCAAGAGACTATCAGGAAACTTCAAGAACAAAATCAATAGGAGTAATCCGTTAGAGATAACATTTGGAGGAACGCTATGTCTGTGCAGTCTAACCGTAATGCGCTCGTAGTGGCGCAACTGAAAGGTGACTTCGTGGCGTTCCTGTTCGTCCTTTGGCGGGCTCTGAATCTACCGGAGCCCACAAAGTGTCAAATCGACATGGCCCGAACGCTGGCGAATGGGGACAACAAGAAGTTCATCCTACAGGCTTTCCGAGGTATCGGTAAGTCGTTCATTACGTGTGCCTTCGTTGTGTGGTCGCTATGGCGCGACCCTCAATTGAAGATTCTCATTGTGTCTGCCTCTAAGGAACGTGCGGACGCTAACTCAATCTTTATCAAGAACATCATCGACTTGTTGCCATTCTTGGCTGAGTTGAAGCCTAGAGCTGGTCAGCGGGACTCCGTAATCAGCTTTGACGTTGGCCCCGCGAAGCCTGACCACTCTCCGAGTGTGAAGTCCGTAGGTATCACTGGTCAGTTGACTGGTAGCCGTGCCGACATCATCATTGCGGATGACGTTGAGATTCCGTCTAACAGTGCGACTATGGGTGCCCGAGAGAAGCTGTGGACTCTGGTTCAGGAGTTCGCTGCGTTGCTTAAGCCCCTGCCGACTTCCCGAGTGATTTACCTTGGGACGCCTCAGACCGAAATGACCCTCTACAAGGAACTGGAAGATAACCGTGGCTACACCACCATCATCTGGCCTGCCCTGTACCCGAGGAGCCGTGAAGAAGACCTGTACTACTCACAACGTCTCGCACCGATGCTCCGAGCGGAGTACGAAGAGAACCCTGAGGCCCTGTCCGGTACGCCTACCGACCCTGTGCGATTCGATAGGGAAGACCTGAGGGAGCGTGAACTGGAATACGGTAAGGCTGGCTTTACGTTGCAGTTCATGCTCAACCCGAACCTGAGTGATTCCGAGAAGTACCCTCTGAGGCTCCGTGACGCTATCGTAGCGGCTCTGGACTTGGAGAAGGCACCGATGCACTACCAATGGCTCCCGAACCGTCAGAACCTCATTGAGGAGCTGCCAAACGTGGGCCTTAAGGGTGATGACCTTCATACGTATCACGCTTGCTCCAACAACACCAGTAAGTACCAACAGAAGATTCTTGTCATTGACCCGAGTGGTCGTGGTAAGGACGAAACTGGCTGGGTAGTGCTCTATACGCTCAACGGCTACATCTACCTTATGGAGGCCGGAGGTTGCCGTGATGGTTACTCCGATAAGACGCTCGAACTGCTCGCTAAGAAGGCCAAGCAGTGGCAAGTCCAGACTGTGGTCTTCGAGAGCAACTTCGGTGACGGCATGTTCGGTAAGGTGTTCTCTCCGATTCTCCTTAAGCACCACAACGCTGTCCTTGAGGAAATCCGTGCGAGAGGCATGAAGGAGGTTCGCATCTGCGATACTCTGGAACCTGTCATGCAGACTCACCGCTTGGTTATCCGTGATGAAGTCATTAGGGCCGACTATCAGACCGCTAGGGACGCTGATGGTAAGCATGACGTGAAATACTCACTGTTCTACCAGATGACCCGTATCACCCGAGAGAAGGGCGCACTGGCTCACGATGACCGATTGGATGCTCTGGCGCTTGGTGTAGAGTTCCTTCGGGAGTCCATGCAGCTCGACTCAGTGAAAGTGGAGGATGAACAGCTCGCAGACTTCCTTGAAGACCACATGAACCGTCCTACGGTCTCTGGCCACAACATCATGGAGCTGTCTGTTGGCGGTCTTCACATCTACTCTGAGGATGACGATGGGTTCTCCGGTGGGTTCATTGAGTGGTGATTTAGTCACGTAATGTGCATAAGGAAGCACTTTAGGCCACGGAAGGCCAATACGCTAAGTTGCTGATTACCAAGGACAAATTAATACGACTCACTATAGGGAGAGGAGGGACTAAAGGTTATATATAGTGTACTGAATGCATAGACTTTGAGTGCATAAAGACCGCATAAAGTCCTACCTAAAGTTTTCCATTAAGTGGTGGTGGTTATTATCAACAATACACCACCTAACTATAAGAACACTCTAAGGAGGAGACCTCATGTTCCGCTTTGTGCTGACCCTGCTGAAACATCGGGTCACTTACCGATTTCTCGTTGTACTTGTTGCTGCCCTTGGGTGTGCATCAATTATTGGAGACACCATCGGTACATTGGAGTCTTACGTCTGTGCTGTACTCCCTTGTAGCGATTAGGGTTCTAGTGACCGAATGAATCAGCATTGCTTTCCGCTTAGCTGTGACCTACTGGGTCTGCCTAAGGCTCAACGCTGAGGGATTCAGCGGTATGATTGCATCACACCACTTCATCCCTATAGAGTCAAGCCCTAAGGCATACCCTATAGGCCACACCTAAGGACTATCAATGGGTCTACCCAGAAGTCCACCTAAGGGTGGGCTGTACTGTGTGTGGTCTTAAAGAGGGAACCTAAGGAGGTGACCTAAGGAGACCCTTTAAAATATACCACAAAAATCTGAGCGACTATCTCACAGTTAAGAAACCCAAAGTTCCCCCCATAGGGTATCCCAAGGGCCGCCCCGCTTAATGGCCCCCTTGA